TGCAATAGCCATTGCTACTGCAAATCCGTTACTTGCTGCACCAACTGGTGCACCTGTTGAATCTAAATAAACTGCTTTACTCGCTGGTAAAGTACAGAATACATCTTTTGTTCCACCAGTAAAATTAACCGCGGCATCTGAATTAGAACTGGAGATAACTGTAGTTCTAGTTAAGTTAGCACTTGTCGCATCTAGTGTTCCAAGACCAACTTCCCATTCATTTGTTCCTTGATTAAAAATTGCATAATAAGTTGTATTATTATTTCCAATTCCTGTTGCAAAAGATTCAAAACCAGTTACCGCACCGTTAAGCGCAAATACACCTGTACCGGTTGAAGTACTTGATTCTTTTACTCTGTCGTTTATTACCAACGCCATAATTTTTTCCTTTTATTAACTCATGCTTATAATAGCATTAGCAGGTGTTGCTGCATCAGGAAACGCAATAGTGAAGTCACCATTTGTTGCCGTTTTTGCACCACCGAAATCTAAAACTACTACTAATCTATCTGCTACACCATCAACTGTTGAGTTGTTATAAATCGCTGCAAATGATGCAGTGAATGTAGCACTTGACCAAGTTACGTTATCAAAATCTACTGAAGCAACAGCTGTTGAACTTGCAACTGCTTGATTGGCTAAAGTTTTTACAACGTAATTAGTACCACCTGTAGTATCAACCTCACCATTTCCAGTACCAGCTAAATAAACAGTACTTGATGTTGAGTATGGATTAGAAACGTACAAAGATATTTTAAAAGTATTTCCTCCTGAAGCAAAATCGTGTTGCGCAGAAAATAAAGCACCTCTAAATGAGTACGGTATTATATTTGCCATATTTTTTTATCTCCTTATTATTTATTACTTGACGGTGGTTTAGATATTAATTGAGCACGAATTTCACCATCCATATATTCGTCTCTGCGTCTGATACCGATCTGCTCGATAGCGTACGATTCTAAAGCTTGATTATAAGCTTGTGAATAGTATTGTAACATATCCTGCGGTCCTTTCAAGTACCCATATGCATTTACTAAACATGCATACAAAAGTAGATCTTGATACTTGTTTGACAAATAAGTACCTCCTGTATCTGTTAAAATACTAGTTGGTTCTTTATCATAACAAAGCGTGATTGCATACGTTTTATCTGGAGTAGGTGCTACAACCCAATAAGTTTCATCCCAATTAGCGTAGTATTGTGGAATATCAACGGCTGCCGTACCTGGAGTAGAGTAATATTCAGCTATAAATGAAGTATCTCTTTGTTCTAAATAATACTGATTTCCATCTGAATCTGTTAATTGAACATATCTAATTGCTCTTAAGTCATTAGGTATTGTTACATATCTATTTGAAACAATTAAATTTGATGTTGCATAAAAAACATTTTGATCTGTGTCAATTGCTCTATTAATTTTATTTTCAGCATTTTTAATTATTGTATTTAAAATTGAATCAGTTAATACATTTGATCCAACTTCTGTATAATTTCTAATATCTGTTTGTAGGTTAGTTAAAGTATATGCCATTTTATAATGCCTGTAATGTTACTGGTCCTGCTGAACAGTTAAAACCACCACCATTAATATTTCCTGTTATAGCATTATTTGAACTTGTAAAGTAAAAATAATTTTCAGGATCAGTTAGGTTTCCTTGTGCTGTTGTCACATTACCACTTGAATCTATTTTACCAATTGTAATTGTAAAACCATTTGAATTATCAATATCACTTACACCATCAAAAGTTGGAATAGGCGCAAAATATTGTAAGTTATATGCATCAGGGCCACCTGATCCTGGAGTAGGATTTTGAGCTACAGGTCCTCTTAATCTTACAACATCACCAGTAGATCTTTGATGATTAATTGAATAAACATTTATATAAGTTGTTCCTGAATAAATAATAGTTTCAAAAGGATTTTCAGTTAGTAAAATTAATCCAGCCGTAGATTTTCTTTGTGGTCTTGGATTAAATAAAGCTTGTGGATCTGATCCAACTGGCTTTGGTTCTAATTGTGGTTGCTTTGGTTCATACTCTGAATAATGAACTAAAGATCCATTCCATTCTCTTACCATTTCTGTGTAAGGAAATCTCATTCCTGATCTATCAGAAATAGCAAATGATTTTTTACCAGACGCGTAACCAGCCATTATACTCCATCTCCATAAAATGTTTGAGGCGATATGAAACTAGATGTACCTTGGTTGTCAGCATCCAATGCTCTTAACAATTCACTTTCATATCTTCTCTCTAATTCCTGACTTCTATCAGGAGAAAATTTTAAACTTAAATAATATGCAAGACCTGACATCATGCATGGGTAAAATCTATTAACTACATCTGATGTATAATTATAAGAACCTACATCTTGTATTTTAGCTAAATAATAAAAACAAAATTGATAACTAGATGGTGTTGATGTACTTGATGTGCTTGAACTAGGTGTAGTGTATAAATAAATACTTGGATTTAATTTTCTATCTACATAATATTGTGAAGGTGTACCTTGTGCTAATTTATTTGGTGTTTGAGAATATGTTGATCTATCAATTTTAGTTAAAGCAATGTCTTGTGGATTAGATGTATCTGTATTGTTTCTGTAAAAAGCTTCTAATACATCACTAATATCACTTGGAAAATTTTCTGTATCTGCTGCATAATTATATTCTGCTTGTCCTAATACTAAAGGTATTTTAGCAAGTTTTACTTTCCATAAATGAACTCCTCTATTACCCCATTCTTGAAACATAATGTTTAAAGATCTTCTTGCTGATCTTAAATGATAACCTGTCCGCGTTCCGCCAACACCTGTTCTTTCATAAGCTTCCTCAATGATTTCATCGATTTGAGGATTGAATGATGTAGTTTCTGAAGTAGGTGAAATTGTTTGTGCTGTATTACCCATACCAGCTTGCGTTGGTGTGTAATAAAATAATACAGGAGCGCCGACCGTTCTTACCGGAGCGACGTTAATTGTTGTATTTGCTCCTGAACTTCCAGCTGTTCCAGTAGTAGTTACTCCTTGTGTATAGGCAGTACCACCAGTATGTGTTCCGTCTTTTGTAGATGAAAGAGTTAAAGTATAACCTGTATTACTAGAATCAGATTGATTAAATACGTATGTATTTCCTTCTTGTAAATATAGGACAGGACTAACTTCACCGTTAATAAAAAATTTTGGATTATTAGTACTAAAGGCGTTAGTACCTGTCGCAACAGTTACTGTATATGTAATAGTTGCCATTTAGACGCTCCTAGCCGTATATGAACGTTACTTTATTAACATTTGTTAAGACAGCATATGGATTTGTCTCACATCTAATTCCATCTCCTGGAATTGAAATGTAATATGGAATTTCTTGACCGGCTACTGCTGCTCCTAAAGGAGTAGCAAATTTAGCTAATGAAGTTCCTCCACTACCATCTGTAATTTCTATTGATCCTGCAGTTGTATCAGACACATAATAAATTCCTAAAACTCTTGCTGGTCCAGCAAAAATATTTCCACTTCCAGTTAGTATCGTTGTGCCTTTTACATTTGAAACATATGTTCCCATTTTTTTCTCCTAAATTGTAGGAGCTCCCGAAGGAGCTCCATAATTAATTATGCTAAATTATTATTTTGAATGTAAGTTACAGTCAAAATAGCTCTACCAGCATCAGCAGTAGTTGCACTTGAATCAACATAAATATCAACATCAGAAGTTCCGACATCTTTCCAGTTGTCAGCATCTGTAATTGTAGCTTGTGAAGCTAATTTAATTGTATTGATAGTTGATACCGCAACAGCAGTTGCTAATTCATTTGAAGATGAAGTAGTTCCAATGCTTAAAGTTGCAGAGTTATCAAATGCAGTTGTTACAAAAACAGTCGCCTCTAAAATTTGACTGTTTGCAGGAATTTTAATTCCACTTGTAGCCGCAGTTGTTGATTGAGTGATCGCAGCAGATTGTGCCATTACAACATAACCTGTATTTGCTGACGCTCCCTCTCTAATTGATCCGGCTTTAATTGGTCCGGAAAATGTAGTTGTTGCCATAGTTATTTCCTCCTAGTTATTTGAATATCCTCTCTAGGCCGTCGACTATACTCGTCGATATTCAAGTTATTGTATAGTTATTAATTTATATAGTAAATTTTAATAAAGTGCAAGAGATCTTGCAGAGAAGTGAGTATTTCAATGATGTAGCTTTTTGTTTAAGTTGCTACAGAAACTTGAGGAATACAATCCTCTATTTTATTTAACTGATGAGCTTCTTCAGCTTCGGCCATTTTTATAGTGTTAATGACCTGTCTTATTTTATGGTCTATCTGAACCATATTGAGAGTATATCTACCCTCTTTAAGATGCTCCTGCTCCCAGTTCAACTCCAATGACCTCTTCTGTTTGTAAAGGTCTTGTAATTGTTGCATCGTTAACCTCCTCATAGGTTATCCATTTTTTTAACGAACTGGTATATCCGTCTTTTTCCCATTTTACACCTTTTTCTCCTATCTTGTCAACTATTGAATTTTCAATGGCTATTGGATCGTCCTCACACACAATCTGAAATCGCGCATGATAACCATATGCTCTAATATTGACTAGGAAGTTTTTCATAATTTCTACTTTCTTATACCATAAAAAAAAGGGGCCCGAAAGCCCCTTTTTAATTATTAATCTTAAGTACTATACTGCGTCAGAACCAAAGATACCTCTTGGATCAGAGAATCCAAAAACATATCTTTCTCTCGCTTTGTATCTTACGTTTCCTGTGTCAAAGTCACCTTCCATTGAAGTTTTGATAGGTGATCTAACAAAGTGTTTAAGACCATTAGGTACATCTGTTTTAATGAACCATTTTTTATTAGATGTTAAGTAGTGGTTCACTGTGTATCCTTGAGGAACCATTCCCATATTTCTAATAGCATTGATGTCATTATCAGCTGTGCCTGTTCTACCTTGAGACGCCATTAGTCTGTCAGCAGTAAATTGTAGAGCTGAAGGAATTACTAATTTCATTCCTCTAGATGCAATTTTTAGGCCTCTTTCATCAGTAAACGCAGCGATGTCGATTAACGCTTGTTCTAATGAAGTTTCGTTAAGATCAGCAGGAGTAGCTAACTCGTTAGAGAAGCTTCCAGCTAATGTAGGATGATCTGTAGCACAAAGTGCTTTTCCATCACCACCAGCATATGTTGCACTAAATGCATTATTTAGTACAGCTGCTGCTTTAACTTGCTTTGTGTTTGCCATAGATCTTGCTAACGCTTTTGTATATCTAGACGCAAGTCTGTCATACAAGTTATCTTCGATAGCTTCTTCTGTGATTGCAAACGCTAAAGCGATTGTTTCATTTGTGTAACGTGCAGTGAAAGTTTCTTGTGCATCGTCAAACTGAACGCCTTGGCCTTCAGCTTTAACTGCTGCATTTCCAAAACCAGATAACATTACTTCTTCTTCAAAAGCTCTGTCAGATGATTCTGTATCAAAAATTTCAGCATGCTCGTTAGCATATTGTTTGTATTCCAAGCCGAATAGTGCATTCAAACCTGGTTCTAGTTCTTTAACTAGTTGTGATCGTGATATTGCCATGTTTATTGTCTCCTATTCGATTAGTTAGACAACGCAGCTGATGGAGAAATCTGAACGATTACGTTAGAGTCCGCCACTGTGTTATCATTGTTTTCCGGATCGTTAGCGAATCTTACAATTCTAAACATTGATGTCGCTACAGTTCCTGTGATGTTTAATTTCACAGTAGACTGACCTTGGTACGAAGTACCAGAAGTTGCTCCATCAGTAGAGTTAAAAGTGTAAAGAAGCTTAACTTGGTTAACAGCAGCATCCGCTTTACAAGTATATTCTTGCATAGGATTGTCGTTAACATAGCCGATTCCGTCGTTACTTCCAGTATTGTAGTTCGTTCCGAACGTAGTACCAGCAGCAACAGAGTTTGCGTAAGTAGGTTTGCTTGTAGAGCTATCTATGTAGAAAGCACCGTTAAACACGCCTACAATTTTTTGAGTGTTAGAAGTACCAGTAGACCAGTCAGCACCGCCTGCGATGCCGTCGTCCATAGTATCAGCTGTAACATCTTGAAGATATCCATCATCACCACTTGTGTATTGTAATGATACTGGGTTATTCTTGTAGATGCCAACACCCAAACCCGAAAAGATTTTGTATTCAGCTTGGCCGCCTGTAGCAGGAGTTGATCCTACTGTAGGAGCTTGTCTAAATCCAAAACCAGTTGATTGGTTTGCCATATTTTTTTTCCTTTTATTGTGTGACTAATAGTCACGGTTAGCTTTAATTTGTTGGTAAGAATTACTAAATAATTAGCTTTTCTTTGTACCACCAAAAGTTACACGGGAATTTGATTCACTACTGAATTTCATTCCTGATTGCTTTTCCTTCATAAGATCGTTGTTGATGGCTTCCTCTTTTTCTTTAGTTTGCCTATCATAGTAAGCTTCTATTTGCTTTGCGATCTCCTCTGGTATCCTTGCTAGCAAAAGGCCTCCTACTCCAATGACTCCTGCATATTTGCCTTCAGTTATTGTTGGATAATCTCCATCAGGATATTCATCAGCTCTCACTAATTCGTATCCTTCTCTTAAAGAAGCAGCTATGTTTTTCGTATCGTTGAAACCCATAGTTTCTGATCTTATCCATCTATTCCTGTAACCAGCTTTTGCAGGTGGTGCATCAAGTGATGAGGGTGGAGTCCATACTTTTTTATGAGAAGTTTTTTCTCTAGTTTGGCTCGCACGTGAAGTCTTTATTTTTTCGTTTTCCATATGCTTATACTCCTTCCGTGATTTTTAATTGTCTTGCATAATCTTCGAGTGGCACACCTAATCTTTTAGCAATTGCTACCTGTGAAGGTGTGAGCTTAACAGTATTTTTGCGTCCTGTTGAGGCTGAACGTTTAGCCGAAGCTACATTTTGAGCAGGTTTTGCTCTAGGTGTAGAGTTGGTTGTAATCTTATCAAATTTATGTGGGAAATCAAGTCTTATTCTTTTATCGATTTCTTCATAATATTCTTCAGATTTAGGATCGTATCCTTCTTCTTCTACAAGCTTTTTATGTATGTCAAAAGCCGTATAAGTCATAGCTGAATCATTTCCAAACCAAGGGTTTTTAGCTGCCCAATCCTCTGCTCTAGGATCAGTTTGAACATTATTCACTTGTCTTTGTGGAGTAATGTTTACTTCCTTGACTTCAGGTTTTTCTAATTCCCTAGCTTTTAAAGCATTTAGTCTAGAAGATTCAACAGTTAGATTTGCTAATTGTTCTTGAGCCGCAATTTGTGCTTCAACGTTTTGAGATTCGATAGCATTCTTTAATGCTAATTTAGCTGCTGCCAAACTAGTTTTAAGTCTACTTTCAAATTCAGAAGTGTAAGATTTATCTAAAGTAGAAAGTTTAGATTCTAACTTTTCTTTTTCTGCTTTAGTTAATTGAGCATACTGAATAGCTTCTTCTCTTTGCCTTTCAGCTTCTCTCATCTTACGAGTTAATTTAGCAATACGTTTTTGAACGCCTTCGCTATATTTTTCTAACTCATCTTCTTTTTTTTCTTCTTTTTTAGTTTCAACAGGTTCTTCTTTTGATTCAACCTGTTCAACTTCTATTTTCTCTTCCTCCACTACTTCTGGTTTTTCAGAAGTTTCTTTTTCATCTAATTCAACTTCAGCGCCGACTGTTTCGCCAACATCAATTAAGTCTTCAGATGAATTTATATCTTTATCGTTTGTTTCTGGCATAGTTCCTTCCTATGTTTATATTAAGTGAAGAATTGATTCTGGATTTTTTATAGTTCCTAGAACTTCATCATCGTTTAGTATTCGCACTTCTCCGCCTTCAATTGGTAATCTTGAACCAGCGTATCTGGCAAAGATAACCCAATCTCCTTTTTTGCACCAAGGTTCTCCAAATTTATCTTTGTCCTTGTATGCTAAATCTCCCATCTTTAAAACATAACCACACGTAGTTGCAATACGTGCTCTGTCTAAAGTTTCTTGTGAAAATAAAATTCCACCTCTTGTTTTTTCTTTTGGTGTAAATGGTAAAACTAAAAGTCTATAACCTGATGGTGTTGGTAATTCATCTACAGTTCCTGGTTGTAAATTATCAGGATGTAGAGGTTCTTTGACTTCTCCAACTTGTGATTTTTCTTTTGCGTATTTTTCTTCTAACGCGTTAACGTGTTTCGGTGTTTCCTTTTGAATTGGTTCCGAAGTCGATAATGTTTCCTTGCTCATCTTTTTGCTCCTTTGGTTTTAGCAGGTTAGAGATTTCCTGTAATGTGATTTCGTAGGCATGTGCCTGTCCTAACATATATTTATATTTTTCCATATTGTCAATAGCTCCAGACACCATTGCTTCTGTTATTGATTGTATAGTTGCTTTTATTCTCTTTTGTAACTTACTTATTATGATTAAATCATCCATTAACAATTCCACTTTCGCAGGGACTTATTAATTCTGCTATTCGGATCCCTGGCCGTTTTAGCAGAAGTCAAACGTTTTTTCATGCCACTCATTCTGGCACAAAAACTCTTTCGTCTGTTGGCAGCTTTGCTGCCTTTTTTTAATTTCGATGGCTTGGTAGTTACAGCCATTGAAAGTTTTGAACCAGGATTTGCTCTTCTATAAGATGCAATTCCTTTTTTATTTAATCCACCTGATTCAGATTTACCTTCTTTTCTTTGCCACGCAGGTGTACCGCCTTTTGCTAAATAAGCTCTACCTAATCCTCGTCTAGCTATCATACTAATCCTCCGTAAGCCATTCTTTTACGTTTTGCAAATGTAGAAACGTTAGTTGGTTTAGGTCCTCTATTTCCTGCCGCACGTTTTCGTTTGACAGCACTCGCCTTTTGCGAACTTGTCATCCGTGTGGCTTTTGCAAGTGGTACGCATTTTGGATATGCTCTTTTCTCTCCCTTGCTTCTCCCGCAAGGTTGATACTTTCCGTTCTTCTTCGGTGCTCCGATGTCTACCCATTTCTCTGCTACCCATTTTCTTAAACCCATTATCTAATTTCGCAACCCTTTCCTCTTTTTGCGAGTCCTCCATTTGCCATATTTTTTCTTTTTTTTCCACCTGGTGTTACTTTCCCAGAGCAAACTGCAGAGGCATACATATTGGCATACGCACTTGGGTATACCTTGAATTTTCTTTTTGCTGCTGCCTTTCCTCTTGGACAAAGTTTTGCCATTATTTTTTCTTTTTAGATTTTTTAACTTTTCCACCTTTAGCCATATAACCCATTTTGTTTCTAACAGATTCTGGTAATTTTGCTAAACCTGGATTTTCTTTTTTATTTATTTTTTTCATTTTATTTCCTTTTACTCTTTCCTGCTTCTGATAAAGCAATAGCAATTGCTTGCTTTCTATTTTTTACTTTTTTACTTGATTTACCAATAGAAAGTTTTCCTGCTTTGTACTCTTTCATAACTTTTTTAATTTTTGATTGAGCTTTATTTTTCATAAAATTATTTCTTCTTGTTCATTTTTTTGTCGTCTAATTTTTTTACAGACTTCATAGAAGATTTAGACATCTTACCTTTTTTGCTAACTTTTCCGCCTTTAGAAAACCTAACATCAGATCTTATTCCGTAATCGTTTCTCATTTTTTTCCTCCGTTTTTAGTGTTAATAATATCAGTAGCTTTTATTCCGTAAATTGCGGCCACTACTGAAACCCATAATCCGACAATCCACCAGGGCATATCTTGTAATTTTTCAAAGTACAAGTCAATCTTTTGTTGCATCTTTTCATCTTCTGCAAACACAGACCATGCCAATAAAAAAAGTGGGCTAGAGAGTACCAAAAGCACGAACTCGTCTTTCCAGTCTCCTTTTTGATTTTCAATTATTTTTCCACTGTATTCAATTTCTCCACGCTTCATTTTTTCTGCATGAATTAATTGAGCTTCGGACATAGCAATCTTTGTAGCAGATCTGTTTTTATAAATTTCAGATCCAGTTTTTAATGCTGTGCCAATTAACGACCAAGGGAACATATTTTTAATTATTTAGAATTAATAATTAGAACCATTTAGCTTTAACAGGTTTCTTTTCTGCTCTAATTCTTTTAGTTCCTCTAACGTCAACTTCTTGTGTTTCGTTAGCATTAGTAGCTTCAATAGTAATCCCGCCTGTTTGATAGCCATCCTTACCAACGCCTAAACATTTTTCAATTTTAGGTGCTTTAACGTAAGCTTGACCTCTCATCCAATCTTTGCTCATATTTATCTCCTTATTAAATTATTATAACTATTTTTTACCAAAATTTCTACCAAAATCGTGAATTTTGCTAGCATCTGACATTTGTTGTTTTGCTAAAGATACTCCTGCACGTAATCCAGCTAGTTCTTCGTTCTGTTCTAGCTTTTCTTCCTGGATTTCCTTGTTCATCATAGCTTTCATCTTGTCTATGTTCAATCTTTCCTTACCTTCTTCTTCTTTTCTTTGATTTTCTTGAGCTCTTAAGTCTAATTCTCTGCCTTTTAATCTTAATAAAGGATCTCCACCATACTCACCCATGATTTTTTCTTCTTCTTTAGCAAAATCTTCAGTCATTTCTGCAATCAAGACTGATTTTCTAGCTTCAATTAGATTTGTAATTTGTTGAACACGTTGTTGTGCTCTCATTAACATAGGATTTTGCATCATCGCTTGTTGATTTTGCATCATTGGTCCTAATTGTTGAGATAAAGTTTGTAATTCTCTAACTTCATTCATGAATTCTAGTTGAACTTGCTCTTGAGCCATCAAAGAAATGTGTTCTAAAATATTTTTTTGTAATGAAGCCATAGCCATTGGATTATTTTGTACCATATTTAATCTCATGAAATTTAAATGTGCATCAATGTGCGCTTTATGATCTTGACCAGGGAAAGCTTGGAACGGTTTTGCTGATATGGATAAGATATGTTCTAAACTTGGATCCATTGGCATTGGTTGTTCTGGTGGTGGTAGAATAGAATTTATATTTTTTACACCAATCGCTTCATACATAGATCTATAAGCTTGATACAAATTATGAATTTGTGGATTTGATTGTGCTAATTGTAATTGAGTTTGTGCCATTGATATTCTTTGTGTTTGAGAGAATATGTTTGGATCAGCTACAGGTAATACATCAATTCTTTCATCAAAATCTTGAATCTTAACTTCTCTAGAAGCTCCTGGTACATCGTATGGATAAACAGGTGGTAAGTAAGTTTTAAATACTTCTGCTAATAATTTAAATTCTTGTTTAAGTCCTACGTATAATCTTTTGTGAATGGCTGACATTACCCGCGATCCACGTTCCAATAACGCTACCGTCGTACCGACAGCCGCGGATTGATTCATATCACCCACTTGCATATCAGCGATGCTCGCGAATCGTTGACCTGCTTGAACCACAATACCCATTAATTGAAGTAATGTTTGGTCTGGGCCTTTAAATGGTAAAGTCATAAACTGATCTTTGATGTTTCCTCCCGGAGCGTCGACATCTCTAAATTCTCCAGGTTGTAATGGTTGAGCATCATCTCTAATTCTTATTCCTCTAGATTTAAATCCAGCAGGTAAATTAGCTAAAGTACCAGCATCTAATAATTGTCTTAACGCAGCAGTAGCAGTTCTAGTTAAACCACCGATCATATGAATTAAACCAAAGCCATAGAAACCTGTGCCTGGTAAAAATTTAAATTGTACAAAGTATTGAATTTTTTTCTTTGTAGGATCTTCTGCTCTATAATTTCTTCTAATGGATAATATTTTTTGATTAGCTTCCGCAATAGTTATTACGTAAGGTAATTTAATTCCAGTAGGTTCTCCATCTTCTCCAACATCTTCATAACCTTCTAAATCTAAATCAGTGTGTATTTCATAAAGTGTATATTGATCTTGTTGTCCATCTTTATTGATTCCTTCTAATTCTAATTTTTTATCTGCTAATTGATTTTCAGTAACAGGAGGTTTGCCTAAATCTATATCTCTATAGAAACCACTAACTTGTTGTTTACGTAATTCATTTTCAGAAATTCTAATAACGTGAACGATTGCTTCTGCATCATCTAATGAGTTTGCAGAGTAAGGTACGATTAAATCTTCCGCAGGAATAAATTTGGAAACGGCTCTACCTAAAAGATCGTCATAATAAACTTTCTTGAATGTAGAGCCGGACAGGGGTAGATAAAAAAGCATTTGATCAAACTCTGGTTCATATTCTTTCATCTGATCCATAATTTGATAATTCATAAAATCTTTAACTCTATTAGCTTGGTCTTGTTTTTCAGAAGTTATGTCTCCTAAAATTTGAGTTCTAACTGGACCTTCAGCTGGTAATAATTCTTTGTAAGCTTGTGATTGAAATTGTGTAACCGCTTCAGCAAGTACAGGGTGATTAACACCTGATGCACCTCTAAATGGTTCTGTTCTTCTTTGATATTTGAAACCTAATAAATCTAAACCTTCTCTGTATGAATCTTCCCAATCTGATCTTGATTCTTTGTATTCAGTGTATTGATCAAATAATTCATTTCCTAATGGTTCTAAAACTGAATCACTTAAAAATTCTGCAAGGTTTTCAAAATGATCTTCACCACCTTCTTGACTAGCTACTGCTGGATCAAAAGAAACTTGAGCTCCACCTTCTTCATCCATTTCAATTTCAACTGGACCAGATTCAGTTTGAACTTCTTCAACTTTTTCTTTAATTGCTTCTTCGATTTCTACTTCTCCCGGAAGGGCAACAGTTGTCTTTGTATCAGACAATGATTTTTCTATTTCAGCCATGGGGTATTCTATCCTCTCTCTGTAATTGTTTCAACACCTACTTGAGTAGTATCAGGTGTTTCTTTAACTGTCAAACTATCTATCAGACTATTCATTAAATCAGAGTTTGATTTTTTAGGTTCATTAAGAGGCATTGGATTTTCCGCAGCCCATTGTAATAATTCTGCTTGAGTAACAGGTTGATTATTTGCTGTATTAACAAAAGCTCCTATAACATCATTGTATTCTATGTTCATTGTTTTCTCCTAAACATTGTAGCAAGACCACCATTAGAATATTGACCAATAAAACCTCCATCTGCTCTTGGCCCTCCCCAACCTGATTGACCCATTCCACCACCTGTTGCAGAAGAGTGACCAGTAAAAGAACTATCTGAACTATGTGTTCCACCACCACTTACAAATCCACCATAATCAATATTTGAAGAAGTATTTCTAGCCAAAGCTTTTTCTCTCTCTAGTTTTCTTTCTATCTCTCTTCTTTGTATAAGGTCTGCTTCAGCTGCTGCTCTTTCTCTTCTTTTAGAAAGAAATTCTGATAGAGTTCTAGATTGTCCAAATAAAGTTTTTGCTCTATCAAATCTATTGAGTCCTGTAGCAGGATCATAAAAATCATCAATTAAATTTGGATTTAAGTTTCCATAATTATATCCAGGAGTATATCGTTGGTATTGTGGAGTACTTGGAATTCTATCTCCAATATTATTAAAAAATTGTCCTATCCCTCTTGTAAGCATACCTGTTATAGATTTATCTCCAATAAAAGGTAAATAATCTTTTAAATTTTGTAACATATTTTTTTGAGGTAAATTATATTGAGCATCTTCTTCTTCACGTAAAACATCAGCATTAAAGTTTGGAGCAGAATTATAATAAGTAGCTGGAGCTATT